TCAGTTTCTAAAAGTTTAAGAGTTTTTCTGTTTTTCCAATTATATTCTTTATATCCGTAACTATCTTTTTTAACTATTTTCTCAATCTCCATAAAGTTACTTGGCATGGTGTATAAGGCTTCAATTTTAGTATGGGTAATAGTATAAGAGGTTGATATCTTAACAAGCCTACACCACTCTAATTGAAGCATATTCACTAGCATAGGTATTCTGATTGTATAATCACCATTATCGGCAGCAGCTATTATTTGATTATCTATGCTAAATTCATCGAACAAAGCAAGTACCATATCTTTAATTTCTTTAAGAGTAAACATAAGTTACCCTCCTTAACCCATATTTATTTCTATACTTTGTGACATTTTTTCTTCTGCTATAATTGTTTCATTATAAGAGTGATCCCATAAGTCAGCTACAGATTGAGGTACTTTTAGTTTCTTACCACACCCTAGCCAAATTTGATTACCATTTATACATAATATTCTTTCTTTTGCTGGGTTTTGTTTGTCTAATGGTACTGTAAGATTAACTAATTCTTCACCTACAAATAATCCATTACCACATTGACCCCATTTTTCAGTTTCCTTAGTAATTTTCATTAATAAAACCTCCTAATAATAAAATAAGGCAGAAGAATTACCCTCTGCCTAATTGTTCCTTATATGTCTAAAATTTCTAATCTAAGTATATTTAATTGATTAAGAATCGCAGCCGTAAATGTTGATTTCCAAGCAATAGTTGAATATAAAGCCATTGGGTTTTCTGTGTTACCTTCTGAATAAACAAGTATTTCTGGTTTAGAAGAACCAGCCACATCTGGGATACCATATGCATCTGCTCCAATTATAAGGATTGATTTACCAGGTAAGTTTGTTCCAGCTCCACCATTAGTAAATACTGGTGCAGTAGTTGCCTCCATGAAGTAAATACCATACATTTGACCTACAACACCTTCTTCTCTGTTCTTAGTATCTACATAGGTGTTTTGGTCTTTCCACTCTTGAAGGTTCATCATTTGTGTTACTGTATCAGGATGAACAAAGGCTAGATAACCCATTGAACCATTAGGAAGTTTTATTTTCTTAACATTGTTTTTAACCATTGTTGATCTAGCTTTCATTATTTCTGCCGCACTAATAACTCCACCTGCTACAAGTAACGCTCTACTTGCTTTTGCTCCTGCAAATTGTGCGTTAGAACCAGCTGCGATTATATCTCTTACGATAATATCCATTGTAAGTCCTGCATGATCACCAAACATTTGAGATACTTCTGTAACTAATGGGTCTAATCCTACTAAGTCAATGAAGTCTGTAAGTTTAGTAAATGTTCCGAACTGTTGAACTGTTGCATTGATTTTGTTAATTGTAAGGTCTATACCATTAGGCGTAGTTCCTTCAACAATAGCAGTAGTAGTAAGTGCAGGCATTTCTAATCTTCTCCATGAAGTTGTTGCTCCTGCTCTCTTAGGAATTGGAGTTTTCTTGCCATATTTCATAAAGTAAAGATTATCTTGTAATCTTTCAAGTAAACTTCTTTGATAGAACTCAGCATTTTCATTAGTCAATCTGTTGTTACTTACATCACTAGGAGTTGTATAAGTTTGTAATTTAGCTGTCATAATTTATACCTTCTTTCAATTTATATTTTTTCTTGTACCATTCATTACCTCGTTCTGCATCTTTTTAAAGTCTGCATTAGAAAGGTCATATATACTTTCGTTCCTCTGTTCACCGCCTTGTGCGATACTCCCGGGGGAACTTTTACCATTTTTAATAATTGAATTTATAGTGTCTTGGCTAGCTTTTTTAGTAAAACCCTCTGTATAAGCTTTAAAATTGTTCTCAAATGACATTAACATTGAAGTTTTAAGGTCTACACCCCACATATTTGCATTAGCTTTTACACTATCTGCATATTGATTATAATAATCACCGAATGTATCATCTTTGCTTAACGCTTCATGGTCTGTTGTCATTTTAATTTGTCTTTCAAGTTCAGCCTTTTGTGTGGATAATTCTTGTTTTTCTGCTTTAGTTGTTGCGTCAGAATCTTCTAGTATTCTTAATCTACGTGCGTAATCATCAGGTACTCCCTGTTGTACGTCAACTTGTATCTGTTCTTCTCTTGTTTGTTCCGCAATTGCTAAATTATATTCAGCTTCATTAGTTATTGGCTTATCATTCCATGTATAACCTTGTGAAGCTATCCATTCGTCTTTACCCTTCTGTTGTGATTCTCTGCGAATGTTTGCATAGTTTGCGTTCTCTGCCTGTGTTTGAACTGGTTTATTTTCTACCTGTGAGGTCGTGACATCCTCATTAACACTATCTGTGGTAGTTTCTACCTGTTCATTGTTTTGTGGCTCTACGGTATCCACTGGCTCTGCGTTTACAGAACTTTCATTAAATTCATCCATAATATAAATCCTTTCATTTCACGAGTTTTTTTCGCTATCTCGAGCGGATTTTAAATACAATATAAAAAACACTTAAAAATTAATTTAAGTGTTGAGTAAAGCTATTTAATGGGCTTACAAGAATATGTATTCTATGCCATTATTAATTCATTTCATGTTTTATTATCTCAAGTTCTAAATCTTTATTAGTACAATCTTTATTATCACAGGTCTTTATTTGAGTAAAGGTAACTAAGTTAGTTCCAACTTCACTAGAATATAATCCCTCTTTAGTTTTTAGAATTGCACCACACTTATTACATACTTCCATTATTTTGATTACCTCCCTCTATAGGTTTCTTTTCTTTAGGCATTGCAGGCTCATTAAACCTCTGTAACGCGTTCTTATGGTCTAATACTTGTTGTTGTAAGGTCTTTATTGTACTATCGTTCTGTTGTAGTGCTTGTGTGGCTTGTTGTAATTGTGTTTGTTCCTCTTTTTCTTTCATTTTCTTAAATCTCTCTTTAAATGGCATAATATTGTCACTAGCAAGTTCTGCATATTGTAGTGCAGTAATATAGCCTTTTGCTAAGAACATATCTAAGGTGCTTTGTGCTAAACTCTCTGAATATGAACTTCCACTGCCAATATCAATATTCATGCTTAATGGAACTTCTTTATAGTCTGTACCTGTAAATGTTTGGCTTGTTTCATTGCCATCATCATCAATAACTTTTACTGTGCGTGGTAATTCATATTTACATTTAAAGAAGAACTCTTTAATTTTAGCTTCACGTTTCTTATATCTCTTAAATGCTTTTTTATTTGCATCTAGTGGAACTTTAGCTTGATTCTGTAAGGCTACAATTGCACTAGCTGCCATATTAGCACCTAACGATTCTCCTGTTACACTTTCACTAACTCCGTTGAATACTCTAGTATTTTCTATCATATTATCTAACACTTGAAATCCTTGATTACTCATTTGTGCTACTGCCATAGGTTTTATATTATCCCCTGGCTGACCACTTTCATCTTGAACTATTTCACCCGGTATGTTCTGCATTTGCTTTTTAAGTGCATCAAATTTAACAATGTACTTTGACCAGCCTGTATCTTGAATATTCAATATTTGCATGGCTGATATAAAGTTAATAGCCTTTTGGTTATAAATCATACCTTCTATTTCACCGATACCGAATATACTTTTCTTGCGTTCTTCCCATACATAATGATTAATTGGATAAGGTTCTATTTCAGTACCGTTATAGTCCCACTGTGCGGTCTTAGGCTTAAACAAAACTCCTTTAGTACATTTGCTAAAGTAAATCTTATTATCGTCTATATCACGCCAATACTTCATATAAACGGTGGTCTTATCTTCTCCTGTTACCTCAAATTTACTAGCTTCATAATTTTCACCGTTAGTATCTTTATCGCCAACAATTAAAGCCATCTTTTCAATAGGTACTTTATTTTCCTTAGCTTCTTTTTTAATTAGATCTACCATGTCACGATAAGTTATAATCCAAAATGGTTGTTTATCTTTGTCCTTTTGTTGTGGATTACCTGGAAATACATTCATACCATCAAGTGATTCTCCATCCATAGAACCTTTATACATGGTGTTATATCCACCTATGATGTTATTGTTCCAAAAGTAATGTGCAAAGCCTGTACCTAGTGCAAACGCATCAGAAACAACCTCATAGTCTAACTGTTCTTGGTCTATATCATCATTAGATTGTTCTATAGCATAATTAAACATTTCACTTGCTTTTATTGCTATATCTGATTCGTCAACACTCTCTATAGGACTAAATACTACCTTGATTGTGTCACTTAATACCGCTGATACTTTAGCACGCTTAGCAAATTTGATTATATTATGTTGAGGTTTAGGCATATTCTTATTTTTATCTGTATAAGTCCACTGCCTATCCTCTAAGAAGTCTATATATTTAACCCAATCTTTATCAAATCCCATTGAGGTTTTATAATTTCGTACACTTTCATACTGTTTTATGACTTGACCTACATCTTCCATTTAATCACCGCCTTTATCCCCAATAATCTTCAATTACTGAATTTATTTCTTCTTGCTTTTCTTTAAACTCTTGCTTGTTTATAGCTTCTTCTTGCCTATCTATAAAGGTTTTAACAGGTTTAGGCTCTACTACTAGGATATTATCTTTCTTTACCTCTAAGCCATCATATAAGCCTTTACGGTAGCTTTCTAGTGATTCACTGCGTAAACTTTCAACTTGATTAACTAGGTCATGAACTTCTGATTTTAATTCATCTATAAATTCTTTATATTCCTCT